GATGCTTTTAACATGCTTAAAATGAAAAGGTATATCTATTATCATGGTCAGTTTTATACAATTCAGCAATTAGAGAATGGATTTGATGAGAATGGTTTACCCACTATGCAAGTTACTGCTAATGCCTTATTAATTGACATGATGAAAAATATAAGGATTGATCCGAAACAACCGACCGAAGATAATCCGGACACTAGCGGTAATTCATCTAGTGATTCTGGAGATAGCGGTGATCCCCAACCGGGAGTTGTGATTAAGCGGACTGACGAACAACAAACCTATTCATTACAGAATAGGCTAGACCAGTTCTTCAATAACAATGACCAAGGAATCAAGTATGAGCTTCATGGTAATTTCCCTAATGTGGCCGTTGATTGTACTGGTTCGTTATACGAATGGATTGGTCAAAACCTGTCGCTGTTTGGAGCCTACTATGTTCCGGATAACTATGTATTGAAGATTTATGACATTGATAGTTTGGCTCATCCTACCGATAAGCAGTTCCGTTACTTGAATAATGTTACTTCTATCAATTTTCAGTCTGATGGAAATGATATGTATAACGACTTTGATGTTTACGGTGGCAAGATGGAAAAAGACATCACAACTGCCGGAAGTGGTGGGAATGGTAACGGTGTAACTGAACCGGTTAATGGTAACTGGGAACCAGTTATGCAGAATGCTGCTAGTCTTGTCGGTGAAAACTTATCGGCTAACGATATCGCTAACATCAATAATCGAATTAGGATTGAATCTAGCGGTCGTGAAGACGTGGTTAATAATTGGGACCCAAATGCAGCAGCAGGTCACCCATCTAAGGGACTGCTGCAGTTTATTGATTCCACGTTCAATTATTATTGTCGCCCGCCATATACCGATATCATGAAAGGACTCGACCAACTAATCGCTATGATGAACATTCCTAATTGGCGACAACAGATTAGTGGCTCGGGTGGTTGGTCACCACACGGGGCACCAATTTCTAAAGCCACCATTCAAGCACAATCAAGTAGTGCTTGGGGATGGCCGTTCCCGTCAGTTGGTGAAGGTTCGTTTACTAGTGGGCAACTGTTCGGTGTGCAACCGGGCGGTGGTTTTCGGACAAACGGCTTTCATGATGGCCTTGACTTTGGTTCGATTGACCATCCCGGTTCAGAAGTTCATGCCATTCATGGAGGAACAGTAACTACTGCTGCTACTTGGGGTGGTAGTGAGATTAAATGGTACTTAGTCATTACTGATGAGACGGGGCTGAATGTGGAATATCAGGAAGCTTTTAGCTCTGCAAGTAATATTATTGTTGGCTATGGTCAAAAGATACAGTGCGGACAAGTAATCGGCTATCGAACTACAAACCACCTTCATGTTGGAATTACGAGAATGAACGTTCAACAAGCATTCAGTCACGCTTTCTTAAATGACGGAACCTGGCTTGATCCACAGGCAATGATTAAGAATGGCGGTGACGGTCAGACTAGTGGCAGTAGCGATACTACTTCTACAACTACTCAGACTTACTATTCACTGCATTACCATTACCACAATGATGATAGTGTCAAAAAATATGGGCTTCATAGAGGCCCCCAAGTAATTGTTGACTCTATTTACGATATGGATGCGTTGAAAAAGTATGTTGATAAGTCAGTTCATTATGATCCACCAACAACAGTAACTAATAACGAATATGGCGAAACTGATTTTAAACTTGGCGATACTTGTCAGGTAGTCATTCCAGAAAATCATTTCAACCAAAAAATGGTTTTGATGGGGATTGAATATAATCCATTTAATCCTGATTCGGAAGCTTCATTAACTTGGAATAACACGGGATTGGTAATGAAAGATTCTATCTATGCGATGTACCAAGATATTAATGCGATGAACCGTAATGTTGAGCAGATTGATTATTATGGAGCAACTGGTACACAACACGAAAACCATTTTGCAAATATTAATGTTAATCGAGGGCCTAGCATGCGATTTAACCATGATCAGCTTCAGGCTATTCAGAAGTTTACGAACGGTTAGGAGGTGCAATGATGTCTATATATACTGTTGATGTTTTCTCTGGTAGTGCAGACAGTATCGTTACCGATTCACATGCGCAAGGGGTAATCATTAAGGCTACGCAAGGGACGGGCTATGTTAACCCTAAGTGTAATCACCAATGGGATTTGGCTGGTCAAAATGGCAAACTACGAGGACTTTATCATTACGCTGGCGGTGGTGATCCAGTCGCTGAAGCTCAATACTTCTTGAACAACATTCGCAATTATATCGGTAAAGCTGTACTTGCTGTTGACTGGGAAAAGAACCAGAACTCAGCCTGGGGTAATACTAATTGGGTGCGAAAGTTTGTAGACGAAGTACATCGACAAACTAATATTTGGGCTTTGATTTACGTTTCTGAGTCCGCAATCAGTCAGGTTGCTAATTGTGCTAATGATTGTGGACTATGGGTTGCTAAATATGCTTCAATGGACTGGAAATCGTGGACGATTCCTAACATCAGCGTGTCATCAGGTGCGTTTAGTGCAATTACTGGCTGGCAGTTCACCGGAGGAGATATGGATAGAAGTATCTTTTACCTTGATGAAACAGGGTGGAACAAACTTGCTAATCCTACCTCTTCAACGCCTAACCGACCATCAAGTGGTACGGATACTAAACCACAACCTGATATACCAGTAGTAAAGCCTGATGATTCAGGAAGCTATATTCAAGGAATTGTTCTTCAGTATGGTTATGATTCTGTCAGTGGTATCTGGGGTGCAGGTTATTCTTACGACAACGGTGCCCACTTTTTTGTAACCGATACAATTTACGGGCGTAAGTATCGGCAGGAAGATGCTGACCGTTTGTGGCCGTACTTAAAGAAATACATTGGTGGAACGTCAGGAACAGTTACCGGCTCAATTAAATGGGCTGATATTCTGGATAAGCCCGATGTTGTAACAGTTGATTATCTTAATCAGCGGTTATCTTCAATTGCCCAAAGCGGACAGATTAGCTCGCTTGATTGGTCACAGATTACCAACAAACCCGACGTGGCAACAAAAGATGATTTGAAGAAAATTCAAACCACACCAGGCAATCCGGGTAAAGATGGTAAATCTGCCTACGAGATTGCTGTTGAACATGGCTTCACTGGCTCAGAAGACGATTGGCTAAAATCACTGCATGGCAAAGATGGTACTTCTTCTGGCGGTGATAAGGGTAATAATGGTCTGTCAATTGAAGCAATTAGCGACTTGATAAGGCAACATCTAAAAGCCCGGCTTGATGTTAAGTCGGGTAATTTAGTAGTTGATGTTAATAGTATATCTGACGGTTCAATAGCCGATGCAGTAGCAACTAAAGTTGCTAAACAAATGCAATTGCAGTTAGAAAATGGCAACTTGGTCTTACAGATTGGAGGTGTATAATGGCTGAACAAATATTAGGACGAGTGCTGATGAACTTCGCTGGTAATTATGATTCCACGAAGAGATATCAGTATCTTGACGTGGTTATGTATCAGGGGTCTTCCTATGTTTGCCAAATTGATAGTACTGGTATCTTGCCAACTGATGATTCACACTGGCAGTTACTTGCGAGTGCGGGTAAAGATGGCAAAAGTGCTGCTGATAGCCAATTAGTAGTGAATGTAATAACATTTGGCTTAGTTGGAGACGGAGTTACGGATAATGCTCCTGCAATGCAAAAGATGGCAGACTGGGTGGCACAACAATCTTTACAACCGACCTTGTTTTTCCCTCAAGGTACTTATGCTTGGAGCAATACCATTCAGTTTAAGGAACCAGTAACGCTAGCTGGCGTTGACGGATCTTGGTTAAAGTACACTGGTACTGGTACTGGACTGTTGCTTGGGAAAAGTGGCATGAATGCCAGCAATTACTTAGGTCATTGTACCTTTACGGTTGAGCATTTGGGATTTACTGGTGGAGGAGATTCTCAGTACCTAATTCAGTTTAATAATTTTGTGACTCAGTCCAGGGTCAGCTATTGTCGATTCCATGATGCTGGAGGTCGTAACCATGGACATATCACCGATTTCTGTATACATTTCAATGCTGACGCCTGGGACGGCAGGGTAGAACATTGTCAATTTGATGTTAGTTTGTCTGGCGGTCAACGCCAGTTTGTTGATATGGATGAATATGGTAATAGTCGAGTGGTAGTTGCTGATAATTTAGTTACATCCTTATCAGGTTTTGGTACTGCTATTTTCCTCAATGGTTGCAATAATCAAGTGATTAGAAATAAGATTGAAGGATTTCAAAACAATGTCCGTTTGGGAACTCAAGCCAATCAGTCGATTGTTGCTTTTAATTACTTTGAGAAAAACGGTAGCTCTATGCCTTCAGCAGCAGTTGAAATAGGTAACCCTAACGCTACCACGTCAGCATCTCCAAGGTATATTTATATTGCTCATAATTATGCTGGGCTGCACAACAAAGCTGGCAAAATGTATTCAACCTTGGTCGGACCGTCTAGTGATAAAGCCTTACTAAGGAATGTCACGATTGATGGTAACTTTGTTAATGCTGCTGATTATACGACTAAGCCAACTGCCTTAGGCTTTATTGTTCGTGAGAATAATTTAGCTGGGCAAGTAGGTAATCACTCGGTTAATAATTACTTGAGCCAAGGATATCAAGGCATCCTTGATATGAGTACCAGCAATGGTGAAAATAATCTCCGTGAACCGTGGATAGAAAATGATAGTTCAAGTGCTAGCAATTCAATTGACACGGAAAACTTAGATAAAAATAATAAGCCGTCGGAAATTCCAGACGGCTTTTCTTATGCACTCAAAAAGGCGGAAGCTATCGGGATAGATCGCTCAGACTTTGCTAAGGACGCGCAAGCGGGTTCTAAGGGCTTGCTAACTACGAAAGCAGTTAGTGGCCTTGTCAAACAACACTTTGAGTTGCTAGACGGGTTGGAACCATTGAACTTTGAGCGAACCGGATCTGGCGATACTTGGACCGATTGGTTCTGCATGACGAGTTGGAATTAGTGAGAGGTGGTGATGAAATGCTCTTCGAAGGAGATTTAATCGGTCAATTCAAATTGCCAGAAAATGATCACCGGGCACTGGTTCTGACCGATGGCAACGATACCTATACGATTATCAAGTCAAAAGATACCGATGCCGACAAAATCAAAGATACTGAATATTGGGGACTTCTTGCTAAGTGCAAGGATGGTCATTCGCCAAGCTTACAAGTTAGCGATGATGGATATTGGGTAATTGATGGGCAAACAACTGCACATAAGGCAGTAGGACCAACAGGTAGTATTGCTAATACGGTTATGCTAACTGATGAAACGGATGTGAACTTTACAGTGGATAATGGGCTTTATCTAAAAACTAGTGGTAAAGCAATTAACACACCTAATAGTGTGCAAACCTTTACTGCTCTGGTATTTGGTAATAAAACCAATGTTACTCAATTGTTAAATTCGTTGAGTGATAACACACTTTATGTTCGTACTCGTAATAATGGCACATGGACTGATTGGCGGATGATTACACAATGGAATTAGGAGGTAATCAATCATGAGTACACGAATGGTTGCCTTAGGTGATTCTATTTATGCGGGTGTATCTGGTGCTGGTGGCTGGGTAACCGGTAATCGACGAATACCAGATATGATAGCTAGTCGGTTGGGTTGGCAGTGTGATAATCAGGCGCTTTCAGGTGCTAAGCTTGCGGGAAAGGATTATATTGACTTTCCACAAGTTGTCAAACGACTAAATTTTAAGAACTACGATGTTTGCCTATTGGAATATGGAGTGAATGATTTCGATTGGTCTTGGGAAAGTCTCGACGATCTGCGTGAAGCCCTCGATAAAGGAGTAGCTAAGATCAGAAGTGATAACCCAAATATTCAGATTTTTTATCAGCAACCAACAGGAACGTGGAAACATGTTGATTCATTGGATAAAGAAGATGGTAATGGTTGGACCCAGAACGATATGGCACGCACTCTAGCCGATGAGTGTGATGTATTAGGAATTGCCTATTATGAATGGACTGACCCAATCATTACATATGCGAACACTAATGAAACACAAGGGGACACAATTCACCCTAATCCCGACACGATGGTTAAGATTGCAGAACGGTTAGCTGACTGGTTAGCTAGCACTGCTAATGGATTAATCGGAATGTACGTTAAGAACATTACCGACATCTATAACCGGGTTAAGAAATTGCAAAACAGCATTAATTCAATCTTTATGGATGATAGTACACAGCTTGATTTAACTGTGAAGCCACCACAGATTAAGCGATTAAATCGGACTGCCTATCTTTGGACGATTGAAACGATGATGCACCTGCAAGAAGTGATGAATTGGGTTGTTGATTTGTGTAATCAATACGGAATTGTCGATGTGGAAACCGGTGAGAACACTGGTTATTTAACTCTCTGGTTACCCCGCCGATTATCAATTGATGATATCTACCGGCAAAAACTTAAAGATGATTTTGATTTATGTAACAAGTTGCTCGAAAAGCTTAACGAGCATATGAAGATTTTCCAATAGAGGAGGGATAACGTGGCAAATAATACGTACGTAACCCTTGATATTATGAAGCAAGCTGACGGTAACCAGTCAACTTACGTTAACCTGACACCTAACTTTCAAGGACGGGTTGGTGATTCTCGGGCTTCAGTTGATTTATGGTTCAAGCGTAATGGCTTACCACTAGATTTAACGAAGCGTGAAATTACGTTCTCAGGTGTTGACCCACAAGGGAAGCAGTTCAATGCCATTGGCTTTGCCTACTACAACAAGCCGGGTGCTGATATGCAAGCCGGACGGGTTAACTTCTACTTCCCGGCTGGTACCTTTCAAACAGAAGGACAGTGGGATCCTAACAGTACCTATTTCACGGTTAAAGACGATAAAGGAAAGGTTTCCACGATTGGGGTTCTACTTAATGTTTTGCCAAATATGGTCGAAATGGGAATTAACGCTAAACCATTTGAGACCGACTTGGATCGAGCATTAGCCCAATTCAAGTCTTATATGGCAGATAAACAGGCTGAAGTTGATAATGCAATTAAAGAAATTTCAGCATTGCAAGGTACAGTTCAAGCATTAGATTCTAATCTTGATGTTTATAAAAATGAGATTAAGACTAATGCGGTGCCAACCAAGATTGAAATGCAGCAGTATGTCGATAAGCTTATGTCGGCTACTGAATGGTCTGGTGACCTTAATCTTTGCACGACTCCTACTACTTACATTGTTAATAGTGGTGCAAGTAATAATCCAACTTCAGTTAATGGTAACTGCTTGCTATATGTTAAGGGTAACAATGATTTACTTAGTCAAATGTTGGTTGATAACGACCAAAACTTCTACGTTCGGTCATGCGTGGCTGGTAAGTGGTCAGCATGGCGTGAACAAGTTGCCTGGTCATAAGGAGGAAATACTATGGCATTTAAAGAAATTCAGCCCGGACAAGCGGACTGGCTAAACGTATTGAATGACAATTTAAAAAATAATAAGTGGGATCGACAAACGAATGCAGGAACTCTAATCAATGGGTGCACTGGATGGGTATCAGGAACTATCGGTTATGATGCGGATATGTATGTAGCATGTATTACAGGTTGGGTAACTTTACCCAATAAAAGTGTTACCGAATTTAGCACCAATCCTTTTGATGGCATTCTTGATAGTAAGAACCTACCTGTGATTGGTTCAGCCTTTATGGGGCAACCGTCGGGTCAAAACAATTTTTCTCCGATGAAGTTCTCAAACGACGGTAATCTTTCAATTCTTGGTAACACTGGTAGTCAATGGGACGACAAAGTTACTTATACTGGCTGGATCTCAATGACGTTTGTTGGTCCACGTAGTCAAATGAAGATTTAAGATAGGAGGTCAGATAATGGCTCAAACAAAAGAAAACACTGATACACAGCGGGTATATACCTATGATGCGGATAAAATATCACACCCGCTTATTCAAGAAGAAGATTTACCAAAAGATCAACCGCTCCAAGCTAATCAAACAACAGTTGAACCTACTGATGGTGCTAACTATTGGAATGGTACTAGTTGGGTCGATCAACTAGTTGTTGTATATGAATTTGATCCTACAAAGGATAACGTATACACAGGAACTAACTATATTCCACAAGGTGCGGTATTAGGCGTAAACCAAACTTTTACTAAGCCGGAAGACGGTTTATACCAACCAATGCGGTTCAACGGCACTGTTTGGGTTGGTACGCCTAAGGAAGAATGGGAAAAGGCCCATCCAGCACCAGTTGCTAAGCCAAGTGAAACTACTTTGGCAATGAATGCACTGGGACAGCAACTGGTTCAAGCCAAGGCAGAATCAGATAAGACTAATAAGAGCCTTGAACAAAAATTTGACGATTTAACTCAATCCGTCAATATGTTGGGACAGATGATTGCAAAGACACAAGCGCCACAAGGAGGTTCTAAATAATGGTTGAATTTGTTAAATTAATGGCTAAGCTAAATGCCGATATTACTAACTACGTGGTTTTTGGGACGATTACTCCGGAACAATACAAGGAGTTTACCGGTAAGGATTACGTCCAACCTGAAGCTCAACAACCACAAGCCTAATTAACACATAGTCGCCACCGAAATAAACAATACATAATGAAAAGCGTACGAAAGCGTTAAAAAATTAAACGTAATCGCACGCTTTTCTTGTGGGCGGCTTTTAGAAAGAGGGTAAGCAACGCATGCAGTTATTGACTGCACCGCCAATGCCGTATCACGAGATGTATTTCACACACTTTCAAGGGATGGAAGATAACCGTTTAATTTGGCTGTTTGTTTGGGTAGTTGTCGCCGATATTGTCACTGGTTTCGCTAAAAGTTTAGTAACTAAACGAACAACTTCAACTAAAGGGACAACTGGATTAATAAAACATGGTGTATTGATTTTGGTGATTCTAACCCTATATCCAATGCTAGACGCTAATGGAATGGGACATGCTGGCGATGCTTTTGTAAGTTTTTACGTTTTGTATTATGCTGTATCAATTTTAGAGAATTGGGGCCAGATGGGATTGCCACTCCCAGATTGGGTAAAGCAGTACATTTATAAGCTAAGCGATGATTACAAGAAAGGACATGATAATGATGAACACTATCATTAACGCTATTCCGGAATATGTTATTACGGCGATTATTTCAACTGCTATTTATTTTGGCTTCAAGTATGCCGAAAATCTAATTCATACTAAGGTACTACATGCTAAAACAGCTCAATCAAAAGAGCTGTGGTCATTTATTGAACAAGTAGCTGACACAGCAGTTAGCTCACTGGTTAATGCACAGATGAGCGGTAATGACAAGTTTAACCAGGCAACTACGATTGTTCAGGATGTCTTAGCTAAGCGTGGCTTTACTAATGTTGGCATGAAAGCAATTGAATCAGCCGTCCAAGCGGCTTATGAAAAGTCAGACTTAACTGGTAAAGCTGAGCCAACAACGGGCAGTTTAATCCCTAAGCCAATGGCTCCTGCGCAAGATCGATTAAGTGTTAAGGGAATCCCTAGCGAAAATAAACTAGCTGATCGTAAGGAGGCTGATACTAATGACAGCAGCAATCGTTAATTATGGTGGTGACTACTCAAAGTATCAACCATCACTATATAACAATACAGGGCATGATAGCTTTGCTATTTCACAAATTGGTGGTTCGGTTAACGGCTGGATTTACGAGCAAGCTACTTATAGCTCACACGCTCAACAAGCCAAGAGCAGAGGCTGGCGTTTCCACACGTATATCTGGATGCAAACTGGATCTAACCAAAGTCAAACTCAGCAAATGTTGAATTACTTCTTACCACGTTTGCAACAACCGAAAGGGGCTATTGTAGCGCTAGACTACGAAGACGGCGCATCTGGCAATATAGAAGCTAATACTGACAACATTATTTTTGGTATGCGACAAATTAAGAATGCTGGATACACTCCAATGCTATATTCTTATAAGCCATATATGCACGATAACGTCAACGTTGGGCGAGTGTTGGCAGTATTTCCAAATTCAATTTGGGTAGCCGGTTATCAACCAGGCTTATCAATCACGCCAAATTATGGTTATTTCCCATCTATGGACGGTGTGGCTATCTGGCAATACAGTAACTACGGTGGCAAGCAAGACTTGAACGTCGACTTGCTCGGTATTACTTGGAATGGTTATCGGACAACTGACGGTTGGCAAGGTTCAGGTGACACTTGGCAATACTACGAAAACGGTTCTGCCGTAAAGAATGACTGGCGCAAGGTTGATGGTAAGTGGTACCACTTTGATAATTTTGGAAATGCCGAAGTCAATTGGAAACAAATTAACAACCATTGGTACTACTTCAACCCTAATCACGATGGTACCTTTGCAGGCGCCGTAACTGGTTGGCAAACCATTAATGGTAAGAAGTATTACTTTGACCCAGAAAATGCTTGGATGTTAACTGGACGGCAAGAAATTGATGGTAAGCTATACGCCTTTGGTGACGATGGTGCTCTTCAAGAAGCAATCGCAAACCAACCGGATGATATTCAACCAGCTAAAGATGAGACAACAGTCAAGCTTTCCGCAGCTGACCGTCAGGCAATCGAAAACGATCTGAAACCTTATATTCAAAACACAGTAAAGGATGAGATCTCTAAGTTGAGGAGGGATTAAATGAATGATGTTAAAGTATTCTCTGCCCTCGTTCAAAAGCGCACTGAAGGTGTACAAAATTATATTTTTCAATGTTTGCAGGATAACAATCCGGTAATTCCAGAGGATAAGTATATTTATAAAGCCTCATTTGCTACTGAAGATAGTCTTGTAAGGACTATTGAGATGAAGATTGAAGATGGCCTATTAGTATTTAATTCCAAGCAAATACTAGATTTGCCAGCCGGTACCTATCGACTTGAACTTTGGGAAATGGTAGATGACGTTATCCATGCCATTTACCCATCAGATCGTGATATGAAGTTCCGAGTATTATCGAACTCGCTAGATTTACCAACAGGAAAAGTAAGTTCATTAACACTAGACGAGTTTAAAAAAGAATTTGACGATATTGCAAAGCGAGTGTCGACTGGTCAATTTGATGTACCAAGATTCAAGACTGGCAAAGTAGAAAGTGTTAGCCCAGATCAACCCGCAACTGTTGAAATGTTAACTAATGAAGACGGTTCAGTGACTATCAATTATAAAATTCCTCGTGGGAAAGACGGTAAGACGTGGAAACCTTATATTGCAGATGATGGTTACTGGCATATTAAAGAAGATAAAGGAGAAGATGCATAATGTTACAAAGCGATATTAACTTAGGAGTTATTGCTCGTGGGCCAAAGGGTGAAACAGGAGCAACTGGTCCTGCTGGGAAAACTGGTGAACAAGGACCGCAGGGTGAACAAGGACCACGTGGTCCACAAGGTGAACGGGGACCACAAGGATTACAAGGACCCGCTGGTAAGGGATTTAATGTCGATAAGACTTATCCTAGTATTGCAGAAATGAATGCTCACTTTGCCGATGATATTAAAGAAGGCGATATGGCAATTATCTCAAGCAATGTTGATGATCCAGATAACGCAAAATTGTTTATCCGTTCCGGAAATGAGATGAAGCTTTTAACTGATATGTCAGGGGCACAAGGGATTAAAGGTGATAAAGGAGACCAAGGGGTTGCTGGTCCACAGGGTGAGCCGGGAACTGAAGGTAAACAAGGTCCGCAAGGTGAACGTGGTCCCGTTGGTTATACTTATCAACCTTATATCGCAGACGACGGCAATTGGCATGTAAAGTTGGTGAACCCTGATGGCACAACAAATTAATTTGCCGAGTGATATTAACCTGAACATCAAGGCTCAAGGTCAACCGGGCAAGGATGGTAATACTCCGATTAGGGGAATTGATTATTGGACTAAAGGTGACCAAGATGCAATTAAGCAATGGATTGAAGATACTATATGGAAAGGAAAATGGGGATAATATGGCGGATAATCTTACCGACGGATTGAACGAGTTAGCTCAAGGCTTTCAAAAACGGTTCAAAGTATCTGATAAATTAACCCTTCAAGATATGATTGACTTAGTAACGCCACCAGTTAGCCAGCCTAATCTTATTCCTGGTTCTGATAATTTTAGTGGCTATCCTGGCGTTAATTGGGCTGTCTTTAATAATTTTGGACAAAGCGGATCATGGAACGGCATTGCTGTAATGGCACTTAATCTAGAAGGATTAATTGGCTATAAGACCACTTTTGCACCCGGAACATATACCTTTTCGGTTTTTGCCAAATTAGATCATCCGGATGATCAATCTACAGCAGTATTAAAGTTTCAAGGTGACACTACTGATGCAGGCTTAACGATTAAAGATGGCTTAACCACTGAGTGGCAACGCTTTGTATATACAACAACATTCATCACACAGGTAACAGGACGCTTCCAAATTTCACCTACATCTTTTCCGGCTGGAGTAAACCGCTTATACATTGCAGGTGAGAAAGTAGAACAAGGTGATACAGTGACGCCATATGTTACAGAAAATAATACAGAAATCGATGCTCCAATATATGATAGATGATATCTCTTTTGATAACGAAACAGATATAATACAAGCCCGACTGGATTTCCGGTCGGGCTCTTTTTTATTATCGGTGTAAAATCACGCTGAATTGCACCAATAAAAATATGCTATACTGAATGTATCCAAATATTCCATTAACCCGGCACTTCATTTGAGGTGTCGGGTGTGTTCTACTGGTAGACGAATGGTAGGTTTAAATTGAGTAATCACTGAAATTACTGTGCAAATATTAAAGCATAAAATCAATAAAAAACTTGGAATGATAGTGGTTCGAGATATGTACGAAATGCTGAAGAAACGCAATCGTAAAT